GAACACTCGTCCGACCTCGAGGCGTTGCATGGCCGAAACGACGGAATTCCCGACGTTGGCCGCCAGGTCCACCACGCCTGCGATCAAGCCCATGGTGAAGACCATCAAGATGGTAAAAAGGTTTCTCACGACGACACGCTCCTCAGGGTGGTCCCATCGCACAAGATTTTGATACGGATCACCTGATCCGCAGCGGTGGCCTTGTCCAAGGTCAGGCCGAGAACCTTGCCGGTTTTTCCGACGATGGTCTGTACCTTGCCGCCGACGGTGGCATTGGTGATGACCTGGAGACCGCGGTTGATAGCCGCCGTCGAGACCATCCTGACGATGGCGCCGTTGGCAGCCACCTGGACGGTATCCCCGGGAAGGGTCAATCCGACCTTGGTGGACAGCACCGAAACGCCGAAGCTCTGGTCGGTCAAGGCGTCGGCCACGTCCACGATGGGGACGCCGTCGGTGTCGGAACCGCCGAGGTCTACCAGCTTGAGGGGTACAGCGCCGGGGATTCCGGTCGTGTAGGTGGACGAGGGGTTCAGGCGGCAAGTCACGACCTCGGGGTTCGGGTTCGACTGAAGGTCGAGCGAACCGGGAAGCGCGGATTGCGCAAACTGGTTGGGGTTGTTGGCCCCAGCGGCGAACGAAGTAAAAGCCATGGTCACTTACCTCCGGGAACGGCAGAGCCGTAACGTTCTTTGCCAACCGCGTGTCGGTCGGACTTGGTCGCGGGTCGGGGGCCCTCGGGGGCATCCGGAGCCTTCGCGGCATTCTTCTTGACGCTGGCAAAGTGGGCGTTGGGTTGCTCGACCACCTGACCCTGGGCGTTCTTCTTCACCGTCGCCTCGGGGTTAACGACTTCAGTCTCAACCTCGGGAACGGCGTTCTCGGCTGTCCCGCCCATCTTGGCCTTGTAGGCCGCCATGAGTTCGGCGCCGGTGTACTTCTTCCCGCTGGGGGAGGTAACCTCGTCGGCATCGCCCACGGCGTTTTCTTGGGGCTCATCCTCGGCCTGCTCCACGGCGGCCAGGACTTCGGACAGGGGGATTTTCTTGCCGTCGATGACGCAGTAGGCCTCTCCCTCTCCGCCCTCGGTATTCAATCCCTCGTCGGCGTTTTTCTTGGCGTTGGCGGAGTCCGCTGCGGCCTTGTCGTCGGCGATCTTCTTCGCCTTCTCTTCATCGGTCGGCTCGGCGTTCTTCTTGGTTCCACCGAAGAAAACCCAGCCCTTTTTCGGTTTGTCGGCCACGGTCTGGCCTCCTTTTGCGTTCCGAACTATTGTCGAATCCTCATACCGGGGATTGTCCACGATTGCCATGTGAACGTACTTTCCATCAAGGACTTCCTCGTCGTAGTCGACCCCGTTGTGTTTACCAGGACCGTCGGACTTCAGGACATCATAAGCGCAGGAAACCAAAAAACCCTTTTCGTCGATGTTGGTCTGGGTTTCTTCGTCCCAGATCAGCATTTCGGCCCAGTCCCATCCATCATCCCCGACGCCAACATCCGAAATGATTCCGACTGCCATGGTTTCTTTCGCCGCATTCTCGAAATCGAAAGCCTCTTCGGCCTCAATGTCTTTGTGGACAAAGTTGAAAACTGGCATGCCGACGAAGGACGGACGCATGCGGTCAAGGGCTGCGCGCCCGACCAAGACAAGGCCCTGTCCGACATCTTCATACGAAATGACGCCTGGTTCAATGTGACGGGCGCGGTAACGTCTCGGCTCGGTTCCCATCTCATCCCCTACGTTCGCAAGCTACTCTCACCCACGAAAAACCTTTTCACGCGAATTGTCAAGTTACCGGCTTGGCAACACTGGACGCGCAATGCACCGGCAACCGAACGGAACGCCTGGGTTTTCACGTTCGCCCCGTGTCCCGGAGACCGGAGGATCGTCAAAGCGGAACTTCTTCCCATGAAGCGGGCCGCCCGGGCCGTGAGCGGGTCCCCCATACTTGTTCGCCTCTCGGCATCGGGCGTCGTTCGAAGACATCCAAATGTACTCCACTATTCCGGCCGACTGGTAGCGCTCGTCGCGGATCTTGGAAACGAAAAGGCTTGTCTCCTGCCTGGCAAGGAATCGCGCCTTGTTCTGGCTCACCTCCCATTCGGAGGAAATCAGAGCTTCAAGTTCCCGGATGTTGTAGCCGCTGGTGACGTTCTTTTCGATGGCGTCCCGGAGTCGCTGGATCTCCTCGGGAAACCAGTTCTGCACGTTGAACCGCTGGGCGTCGTTGTACTCGTCGGCGAGGCGGGCCACGGCCCCCGGGGTGTAGTCGGGCATGACGGCCAAGCCCCGGATACTCTCGGCGGCGTCACCGGCGAGAACCTGAATAAGTGGGTTGACAGGAAAGCGTAGGGCCTTGATGGCCGTCTTTACTTTGGCGTCTAGCTCCGGGATAAGTTTGGCGATCTTGATGTTTATCCATTCGGCGGCGGCCTTGCTCTTGAGCGCGGCGGCGGCAATCTCCGGGGGGGGGAGACCGACCCAGGTCTTTCCGACCGGCGAGAAGGTGGCGAATTCGGAAAGCTCCCGGGAGGTTCGGATATCGAAGGACCCGGAGAAAACCCCGTTGTCGTAGTTCACCCGGCCCTCTTCGATGGCTTGGACCAGGGCGGTCACCCGGGCGTTTTCAAAGGGCTTTCGGATCTTCAGGGTGTCAAAGATCGGGTCGAACAGGTTGAGCCAAATGAAGTTTTGGAGCTCCTGATGGATCGGGAGCCAATAGCTATCTTTTAGCCGGAGCATTCTTGGGGGCCTTCCCATTCGCCTTGGTCACGGTCGGGATTGCGGCCGTGGGAGGTGACACAGACTCCGGGCCGTTGGGCGGAACCGGATTCAAGGGAACCTTGATGTCCGTGGTAAAAATGCCCTTCTTCTTCGCTTCGTCCTCGGCGATCTGGGAGGTCATCAAGCCTCGATCGTACCATGAGAGTATCCGGTTGTTCTCGGCGTCCAACACCTGCTGATGTTCCGTCTCGGTGAGCACCCGCATGGGAGGCCATCGGAAACGGAATCTTGGGATGAAGTCGAACAGGTACGAACAGGTAAGGTCAAGGCAACCCTTGACAATGCGGTTGAGCGGACGGCGGATTTCTGATTCCACCATTTGGTTATAGTTCTCCATTCCGCTCTCATCAGCATCAGATAAACCCGTGGCGGATGTTCCGAACAGCTTAACGGCCGGAATCCTCAATGCCGACTGGATTCCAATACGGTTTTCACGGGACACCTCGGCCAAACCGGTAAAACTCATGGTTTTCTGTTCGAATTCCTCACCATCGTCGAGCATGAGCGCCGAAACGTAGCTCTTGAGTTGGTTGGCCAACTGGACGCGCTGGGCAATTTGCATCGTTCCGGCCGAGGTCATGAGCTTCTGCGCCAGACCCTTGATGTGGTACACGTCGATTTTGGACTCATCCAGGATTTCATAAAGCACGTCCTGGGTCTTCAGGTACAGATTGAGCTCGCGGATCATCCGTTCACCCTCGGACATCCCCCAGCCGCGAAGCTGGCGACGAACGTAGGAAGGGGCCCGTTTTCCCTTCATGAGAATGAACCGGCTTTCATGGATCTTTTTCCCTAGAAGGTACATGAATTCGCCTTGCTTGCCCTGGTACTCGAATTCCTCGGTATACGGGAAATTGGAGTCTAGTTGCCACCGCTCCACGTCGTAGAGCTCCAAGGGGCTCCGCCCGATACCGCGCAGTCGAAGCGGGGTCTCAGGATCCTGGTTCGTGTTGATGACGATGCCGCCTCCACCGTACAAACGGGCCCACGTGGCCGCATTCAGGATGGTGTCCCAGATTCCATTGTCGTCCCAGAATTCCAGAATCGCGTCGATGTCCGATGCGCTCATTTGATCGGACTCAATTTCGATGCCCTTTGAAATCGCGTCTTGGACCGGGAGTTGAAGGGCTGTTTGAAACAGGCCGTTCGAAGTGTACAGGTAGGTCAGAACAATCCGGTTCAGCGAAATCAAGCTGTAGTTGTTGTCGTGGGCAACGGTGTTGTAGGCGGAAAGTTGACTACCCCCGGTGAGTAGCGAACCTGCTTGCACCATGGTAACGAGGTCGCCAAGTCCTGCCCCAAATGCGTTGTCTCGGCGGGTCGTATCGCGTGGTACCGGGTGGCGTCGTGACATCGTGGTGGTCTCCTACAGAACGTCGAAAATGCTTGGCCCGTCCCCGGAGAGTTCCGAGAGGGCGAAGACAAGGGCGTCAAGGCGGTTGGGGCTTTTGGACTTGCCAGGCTCGTAGTTGCAAAGCTCGTCCTCGAGAAGGAGGAACGGGACCCGGTGTGCAACCCGGCTTTGCGGATGGGCTTCGTACAGGGCGGAAATCGGTTCGGCGCGTACCACCTTGCCACGGCTGGAGGTGATCAGCTTGACGTTCATGTTTCGGTGGTTGCGCTTAATCACGTCCTCCACCATGTCGCCGCCGAAGTTCTTTTCCGCTACCACCAGGTCAGCCCCCCACTTCACGTAAGCCGCGTTCACTTCGTTTGCCCACTCTCTCGGTGTGCCATGAAGCGAATAATCATCCAACACAAGGAAAAGTTCAAGCCCGTTGACATCCACCTGGCCAGTCTGCGCCGCGACGATGATTCCAATCTCGTCGCCATCCACCGTGCCGGATGGGTCCACGGCCACCACCACGCGAAGAAGTTCCTCTTTGGCGATGTCGTCGGCATACCGGAAAAACGAACGTTTCCATAGGCTCCCCTGGTCGTCGGAATACTCGCCTAAGCGGAAACGTTGTTGCTTGGCGAGGGACATCATCTCGAGGGTTTTGAAGTATTCGGCGGGAAGGTGGTCCTTGTTGTCCTCGGGGTTCAGCTTGAGGAACACGAAATCATCATCGGGTACCGGGCGGCCGTCGGGCCATTTGCGCTCATGGAAAATCTTGTAGGCCCAGTGCTGCTTACTTGGCGGGTTGAAGTCGATCAGGAATTTACCGCGCATTCCCGGGGGCGGCACGAGGCGGGACAGCAACGTGTCGAAAGCGTCGTAGGAAACTTCCGAGGCCTCGTTGATGTAGATCGTAGCGTAGTCGTTGCCCAAAACCTTCTCAAGGCGGGCGCCCTCGTCGAGGCCTGCAATCCAGATTTGCGAACCGTTGGGCAGGGTGTAAAACCAGTCGGTTTTGTTAAGCGGTACAGCGCCCGCAGGAATGCCTCGAGCCTTGAGCAATCGCGGCATGGTCTGGTAACAAATGGCCCGCTTGATATGGCTGAAACGAAGACGGGCAATCAGGTGGATAGATCCGGGGACCAGGCAGGCCCGGACGAACACGTCGTTCAGGAGTTCGAAGGTTTTCCCGGACCGGCTCCCGCCTTCGGCCAGAACGAACTGGTGCTTTGAAACCAGCTTTCGAAGCTCAAGTTGTTTCGGGTTTGGGACGTAGTTCAAGCGAGGTCCGTTTCGTTCCCGTTGATGATGATCGTCACCCCGGCCGCAGGGTCTTCCTTGAGCATCCCCATAAACTTTCCGAGGGTGTCCAGGCCCTTCGCCTTGGAGTATAGCTTGACCTTGCGCTGTACCGTGGGACGGCCTTCCTTGTCGTAGGTCGTGATGGATTCCACCGACTCAATCGCCCGGGCGGCCTGATCGGTGATCTTGTCGGAATCCTTGAAGCCAACCCCGGAGGAGTCGAAAATGGTCACGTCGCGGATGTCGGAGAAGGCGATGCCCCGGACCTCGGCCAGCCACCGATGACGGTCCACGTCGAGGTTCTTCAGGTCCTTCTCGACCATCTTGCTCACTTTGGCCTGAATGTTAGCATCGCTTAACAATCTCGATCCCTGGACGTGCGCCGTCTTTTCCGAGTACCCGGCGAACCTTGCAGCTTCCGCTCCGTTGTACCCATTGACGAGATACCGGGCGACGAACTTGTCGTGCATGATGTCAGACTTGGATTTTTTAGCCATGACTAAACAGTGTCCCCCATTCCAGTATCACCCTTTCGCCCGAAGTCGTCCATGCCCGTCATCCCTGTTGCGCCTTCGCCGCTCTGGCCTCGGTAACGAAGTCCTTGGCGGTCATGTTGATCGTGACCCCGCTTTTCATCTCATCGGGCGTCGTCCCTGATTTTGCTGGTTTGGCTGCTTCGGCTCGGAGTCCGGTAGGGGTATCGGGCTTCTCTCCGGCCAGCCATTCGGATGGGCCCCCGGCCTTGTCCCAGAACCAGCGCAAGAGCGCCCAGTCGTTCTTGAACCCGTAGTCCTTGCCGACTCGGATGAGTGCCAACCTGGCGAGGTGGGCTTGTGCATGCTCACCGGTTTGGGACGAGAGTTCGGCGGCTTCATCGTCTGTGAACTTCAGGGGTTTGGGAATGACCAACGAGGCAGGGACCTGGAAATCTTCAGTGGTCGGTTCGGGTGAAAAGTCCGCCTCGGAGGGCGCGGAGTTATCCACAATATCCACAGGTGAAACATCCGGGTTCGCTTTTGGCGAATCCGCAAATTCTTCAGGATCCTGTTCATGCTCCTGCTCTTGATTAGGCGAAGGTTGGCGGTACCCCTTCGGCATGTCTTTGCCAAAGGCTTCCACAAAGGCTTTCTGGAAGCCTTCACCCATTCCGTAAATTGTGCTACGGATTGAACTTAGGGCGATGCCTAAAAGCTCTGTCTCGGGGAGTTCTCGGATTTGGGCTTTCCAGGACCGGATAACGTTGGGGGACTCGGGGAGATTGTACTTCAGAGCGTTTGGGATCCAAACAAGCCTTGTTTTGGGGTCAAAACGAACCATTTTTGCGGTATGGAGTTCATCGAAGGCTTTGCGAAAGCCTTCCAAAAGATCATCGTTTTCATCCCATTTCAGGGCTTCCGCTAGAGCTGCTTTGCCTATCACGAAGAGGCCTGGAATGGAGTTTGTGTGGGGCCCGGTGAGGAGGTAGAACCAAAGACTTTGGGCGTTTGGAAGGGGTGCCGATAGGGCTTGAAACTTTGAGTCTCCCCAGGTGGCTACCTCTATTTTTCGGTATCTTCCCATGGTCAATCCACCAGCTTGATTTTCATCGTGGGCCTGGGGTTTCTCTTTCTTGGGATTCCTGCCTGACTGAGAAGCTGATAGAGCCTCGTCGCGTTGGGAAGATCGAAGTGTTTTATCACCTCACGCACCGGAAGGGTTGCGTACTTTTCCCGAAGTTCGGCGATAGAAATGGGAACCTCGATCATGGAAGGCCTCGCTTTTCCTGTATGGGATAACATTGGATAAAAACATTGTCAACCTTCAAAATAGTTCCACCTGCTGATTCGCTGTCTCTTTCGTCGTTTCACCTCGTTCGGTGAAAAGTTCCGGCTGAAGCGCCTTGGTCCTTATCGCGTGGGCGCAACGGGCCTTGATGATTTCCACGTGCTCTGGCTCCTTCTCGATCAGAACGGCGTCGACATCCTCCCAAACGCAGGCCACCCCAGTGGTGCCGGATCCTGCAAAGAGGTCTAGAACTTTCTGACGGTATCCCGGGCGATGGGGCATTTTCGAAATTCGAACGAGGTAGCGCATGAGGGAAAGGGGCTTGACGGTGGGGTGGTTGTTTCGCCGCATGACTTTTGCGTAGGGCGACCCTTCAGAGAACCCGCGCCCACTGCTGTTCTTTATTCCAGCTTCTCGCTCTGGCCCGGTCATTCCCTCGCTTCGCTCTTCGCTTGAAGCCTTGGCGCAATAGAAGAAGCGGGAGGCGCTTCCTGAATCACCGTATCCCGTCACCGGTATCCCACCGTTCAAATGTCCAAAAACGGTCCCTTGTCCTCCGGTTTTTACCCCTGCTGGTTTCCCAGATTCTACCTCGGGAAACACGCTCAACGCCTCGGGGCTTCCGTCGTGTAGGATGTTCGCGGGCCAGCGTCCAAGCCCAGAAGACCACGGGCCGCGCATTCCGGAATTCTCACCACCTCCACCAAACTGGTTACTATGTCTCTGACTCCCGTTTCCAAATGGTTCCGGGATTCCTTCTATTCTTCCATCGTCGCTTTGGTATTTGTCGCCATCAAGAATGGGCCGTCTGCAACCTTCACACCTTC